TGATGAAATGACGACTCATTCTAGCTTGACTCCCATGTTACATGTTGATTGTCCGAATGAAGAAATTAAATTTATGCTTCATTCTCTATATTATGACATTTTAAATATTGATTCAAATTTATTTGGATGGGCACGAACCATGTGTAAATATGGAGACTTCTTTCTCTATTTGGACATTGAAGAAAATATGGGAATTACGAATGTGATAGGCTTGCCACCCGAGGAAATTGAAAGATTAGAAGGTGAAGATCCCACTAATCCCAATTATGTTCAGTTTCAGTGGAACTCAGCAGGATTGACTCTTGAAAATTGGCAAATGGCTCATTTCCGTGTTCTTGGGAACGATAAGTACGTTCCTTATGGGACATCTGTTTTGGAACCAGCCCGAAGAATTTGGCGTCAATTAACTCTCTTAGAGGATGCAATGATGGCCTACAGGATTGTAAGAGCAACAGAGCGTCGAGTTTTTAAAATTGATGTAGGCGGGATAGCGCCACAGGATGTTGAACAATACATGCAAAAAGTAATGACTCAAATGAAGCGTCATCAAGTTGTTAATCCGGATTCGGGACGTGTAGATCTTAGGTACAATCCGATGTCAATTGAAGAGGATTATTTTATTCCTATTCGAGGAGGAACCTCCTCCACAGAAATCAGTAATCTTCAAGGTGGCCAATTTACAGCAGCCATTGAAGATGTCAAATATTTAAGAGATAAACTATTCTCTGCTCTCAAAGTCCCCCAAGCCTATTTGGCTATGGGCGAAGAGGGCGGCGGCGAAGACAAAACCACTTTGGCTCAAAAGGATATAAGATTCGCGAGAACCATTCAAAGACTTCAGAGAGTAGTGATAGCAGAATTGACCAAAATGGGGATTATCCATCTGTATACTATCGGCTTCCGTGGAGATGATCTTTTGGGTTTCGATTTAACCTTGAACAACCCAAGTAAAATAGCAGAAATGCAGGAGCTGGAACATTGGAAGACCAAGTTTGACATTGCTGGGGCTGCTACTGAGGGCTATTTTTCTCATCGATGGGTGGCACGAAACCTTCTAGGGTTGTCTGAAGATGAATACATTCGAATGCAACGTGAAATGTTCTTTGATAAGAAGTTTGCTGCTAGCCTTGAGGCGGCGGCTCAGCCAGAAGGCGAGGGCATGGAAGGAGGCGACATGGGTGGAGACTTAGGTGGAGACATGGGTGGAGACTTAGGCGGTGATCTCGGTGGAGAAGACCTTGGTGGAGAAGACCTTGGTGGAGAAGACCTTGGTGGAGAAGACCTTGGTGGAGAAGAAGAAGAAGTTTTATTGGCTGAACCTCCCGGTAAACGTGACGACAATGCTCGCCCTAAACGTGGCAAATATAAGCGCCACAAACTCACTTATCGCAAAGGAGGCCGTCGTAAGAATATGATCAACACAGGTTTGGGAGAAATCGGAACATTACGAAAGACATTCCCGGGAAAAGTGGGCTTCGGCGGACTGGATAGTCTCGCCCGTGGTGTTGTAGAAGAACAAAAAACCAATATTTTAGAAGAAAATAAACTATTTACTACTGATTTTGAAATCAAATCGTTAATAGAATCATTACGAAAGGTAGATGAAGATGAAACATAATAAGAAAAGAAATACCGCTTTTCTTTACGAATGCCTTATTAAAGAATTAACCAAAGCAGTCGTTCGAGAAAACAAAAAAAGACAATTTATTACGAAGAAAGTTATAAAAGAATTCTTCAATAAAAACAGTGAGTTACGAAAAGAATTAAGTCTTTACAATTCTTTACTTGACAGCAAATCACTCAATGAATCCTTCTCTCGGCGTTTACTCGAGGAAACAAAAAAAGATTTTTATGGATTGAATAGAAAGAAAATCTTTAATTCTCAAACCAAATTGATCAATGTAATGAATCAACAACTTGGAAGCGGTGTTTTTTCCAACTTTATTCCTAACTACAAAGACATTGCGACAGTGGGGCTTTATTTTCATAATAATAAACTTGGCCCTCGAAAACGAATTATGCTAGAAGAAAATTTAATAAAGTTCTTAGGGCGCAAAGATAAAATTCTTACCGAAATGAAACATTTAGATAATTTAGAATACAAAACATTTGTTAATAAATTTAATAGCACCTATGAAACAACTTTAAGAAAAGAACAAAAAGATTTGTTGACCAACTATATTGTGTCTTTTGCAGACAATGGCGTTGGGCTCAAAGGTTTTTTAAATGAGGAAATTGGACGTCTCAAGATCGCCGTACAACAGCGAATCGTAGCGGGTCCTCTAAGCACCAATAAAGAAAATTTTAAAAAAGTTAAGGCAAAGCTGGACAACTATGCAAAAACTCCAATAAATCAGCAAATGGTTGAGGAGATTTTTTATATTCAAGACTTAATTGCGGAGGTATCAAGAAATGCCACTTAATGTCACAATTGGAACACCTGAAGTAGAAGAAAAGCCCCCTGATATAACAGTAGAGTTTAAAGGGGAACAAAAAGAAACTTTAAATTTTCAGTTAAAACTAAGATCAGCCTTGAACGGCGACTTGATGATCCTGGATCACAAAGATATTGATATTGTAATTCAGCCGGAAAACAATAAAGTTGTAACTTTTGCAAAAGAAATTTTATCCGATCAAGTATATGGAGCCGAATCCCGATTATTAGAATTTCTGCGTAAACAAGGAATAATTGAATATGATTCCATTCAAGGGGGGAACATTTATGGATCTCTTGAAGGAAAAATTATGGAATCCAAAACCCATGATCCTGTCAAAGCCACCATTCTAAATATTGCTGAATGGATGAAAAGTGAAGAACCCTATATGGATGGAATAACTGCCTATGAGGAAATGGAAGAGGATGCCTTGTTGGATCCAGATGCTGAACATTCCACTCCATTGGGACAAGTGCCTCAATCGTCAGAAAAAGGATCTATAAATCAAGATGCAATTTTCGCTCCCTATATTTATGGACGATATACCTACTAGGAGTATGGGTGGATTTAATTAATTTTGTTTTAACAGCCTATGGTTTGACCTTTATTATAGTTTATGGTAAAATCTTTGAGGATATAAGACCCAAGAAAGATTATACAAAAAAGTGGAACACCCTTTTCCATTGTCCATTGTGCATGGGCTTCTGGGTCTCTGCATTTTTATTTTGCATAAACGACCACACAGAACTATTTACGTTTGAATATTCTTTAGGGAATATGTTCTGTCTTTCATGCTTGGGAGCCGGAACAACTTACTTACTCTCTATGATCGTTAACGATTTTGGATGGAGAGTATCGTCGAGATCAGGAGGTGATTATGTTGACGATTAAACGATGGATGCTTCAACCCGTTCGCCGTTGCTGCAGCGGATCCTGAAGCGCGCCGGTCGCGCCGGCAACTCTTTTACTCGAGGAAAGAAATGAAAAAGAAATTATTGCGAGAATTTTATGCACTATGCGAAGGGGGCATTTGTCAAGATCTTTTAAACGAACGTGAAAAACGAGAAATGTCCAACGGAACGCTCTATTTGTCAGGGCGATTACAAACTTCGGATAGACAAAATGGAAACGGTCGTGTTTATCCACACGATGTTCTTAAACGCGAAATTGGCAATTACATGAAAGCTGTTAATGATAATCGAGCATGTGGAGAGTTAGACCATCCGGATGATTCTGTCGTTAATTTGAAGAACGTATCTCATATTGTGACGGATATTTGGTGGGAAGGCAAAGATGTTATGGGAAAAATAAAAGTTCTCGATACTCCTTCAGGTCGAATTCTTAAAGATCTAGTAAAAGCTGGTGTAAAATTAGGAATCTCTTCTCGAGGATTAGGATCTGTGACAGAGGGAGCAAATGGCGCTGTTACCGTAGAAAACGATTTTCAATTGATTTGTTTTGATATGGTGGCAGAACCATCAACTAACAACGCTTACGTATTTCCCGAAGGACAAGGTTCAATTTCCGCTCGATTGCGTGAAGCCAAAAACAACAGCATCGATGGTTTATTCCAAAAGATTTTAGGAGATTAAAACATGAAATATAGTAGCTACAAAAAACAACAAAAATTATTTGAGAATTTTAGAAGGTTTCTTAAAGAAGAAGCCTCGCCGGCGAAAATTTCTCCGGATGACTTTCCGATGAAACTTAGCGATGTTGGGAAATTATATACTCCCCAACAAGCAAAACGAATTGCTAGCACTGGTCTTAAAGACGGCAGCGAGGACGACGATAAAATCCCCGCTTCGGAAACCACAGCCGCGGTCAGAGAACTTCTTCCATCACAATCATCAATGAACATTGGTAAAGCTGTTGCATTTGCAATTGCTGCAATTTTACATAATAAGCCATTTCCGAACGGCCCTGGAGGCGATCTTGGTGCTATTATTACTAAAGACAACCGTATTATGGATGGTCACCATAGATGGATAGCCAGTGGAATGGTCGACCCAACCTCATCAGTGGGTGGGTATGAGGTGGAATTTCCTGCTGAACAATTGATTGGTATCCTTAATCTTCTTACTCTTCATTTTACAAAGAGTGATAAAGGTAAGCCTGGAGGCGGAAGTTTTGATGATTTTAATGAACAAGGCATATATGCCAAGCTAAAAAAATATGCTACAGAGGGAGTGTGGTCCGCTGGTGATGATCCCAAAGCGGTTCAGCAAGCTTTAGAGGCGTGGACTGAACAAAAAGGCGAAGCCGCCATTGTAGCAGCAGCCAAAAGAATGGCTCAAAATGTGGGCGAATTGACGACTCAAGTTCCATCCGGGTTTCCACAAAGAGAAGATATGCCTATTATTAGTGCTGGAAAGGGTCATTTAGACTTGGCAATTAAATTGTTAAACTCCGGATTGATTGATGTGAATCCAAATTTCGCTGGAGATACCGGTGAACCAGGAGGCGTTGAGCCCCACGGAGGCACGTATCAAAAAGGCGCATCCCCTGACGCTGGTGTCGATGCCGAAGAAGAAGAAAGAGCTAGAAAGATGAGAGATCTTGAAGAAAATAAAAGAAGAAGACGGCGAAGGAAAAAATGAAAAGAGCAGAACTCAAAAAAATTCTCAAACCATTAATCAAAGAGTGCATCAAGGAAGTTATCTTCGAGGAGGGAACTCTCTCGACAATTATTTCTGAAGTGCTTAAAGGGACATCAACTCAACAGGTGGTTTATGAAACCAAGAAACCTCAGCGTTTAGAAACAGACCAACAAGCAACCCAAAGACGACGACAGCATTTACAAGAAAATAAAAGAAAAATGCTGGATTCCATTGGAAAAGGTGCCTTCAATGGGGTCAATCTTTTCGAAGGAACGACTCCCATGTCGACTCAATCAACCTCGTCCCCGCATGGGTCTCAGGCCCTTGATGGTGTTGCTCCTCATGATCC